GCCGGTTTATACTGGTTATGAAACATGGCTGTATTCCGCTAGCATCGAATGCCCGCGGTGATAAGGCCGATAACATACAGTTGGCAAAAGACTTCAGAAGTCTATTGTTAACTGTAAGTTCACTTTTGATAGGGAACCTCGAGGGGAAGCCTCTCGAGTTTGACTATCAATATAAAAACATATTCTCTGACCCTTTTCGGATTCAATACTTGAAACCGAAAAAGATCAAAGATGTACTTCTTAGACACACGTATTGGTATCGTGGTTTGAAGAAGCCTGTGAGAGAAAAGCTCTATACACTTTTAGCAAAGGGTAATAACCCTATGCTAAAAGTTAAAGAGATGTGTAACGTTGTAGATGGTATTGTGGCAGGAACTATCCTTGGTTTCCCCGAGGTAATACTCGAATGGAACGGGACAGGTCTTGACCAAATATACAACTACACGGACAAGATTCATAGATGTTTGTTTTCTCAAATGATCTATAACTATGATAAGGTAGTTAAAGACATGAAGAGAATGAAGAAATATTTGATGAAATGCTGCTTTGAAAAGATCGAGATCGATTTAAATAAGCAATTCATAAGAGATTATCCTTTCTTGATTCCTGTCTGCAAGCGTATGAATGCGCTAGTAGAAGGTAATTCAAGAGAGAAAATGTTTAGATTCAGAATGTTTTGTCAAACCAGAGCCAGCGGTCTCGCTGGTACTGGTATGATAAAAGAATTTCATGAAAAGTATGTTGAGATGGTACAAAAGGTTGTACCGTTCCAGCCTACTAAAAAACTCTTGGAGTCGATTGACGAGGTCATAGACCAGCTAATCGACGGGAACAAATATAATTTTCGGACGAGTATCTCGACGAGTGCTTGCCTCGAAAATTCAAAAGTTAAAGATGGTAAGTTTGGCTACCTTCGAGAAATTGCAAAGGAAGCAGACTTATGTCTTGACGAAATGTACTCTGACGATTCGAGTGGCGGCGAGATAGGTACTGCACTTTTCAACGCCGCACTAGATATGATCAGAAATGAAGACCCGACTATTAAAAAAGTCAATGTCACTTACTTACGTGGTCCCGCAAAGGTCCGCGGAGTAACTGCAGGGTCATTCTATATCGATTGTTTTTTACAACCTCTATCGCATCTTACGATAGAGCTTGCAAAAAAGCTACCCGAATTATCTGATTCTTTTCAAGTCGGAAGACTTGGGTGGAATCATATAGAAAAAGTTGATAATCTTGATGCTGTTAGAGGAGAGGTCATCTTCTCTAAAGTGACAAGATTGTTAAGTTTCGATTTTAAAGAAGCCACCGATCATCCGCCTAGGCTAGCAGCTGAGGCAGTAGTCGGGAGACTTCTTAACAGAATCAAGTATCCTTATACAGCGGAGACCTTAGAGGCCTGGCTTGGAGATAAGGATGTTTATTACAATGGAGTCAAGGTTGCAACCGCCGTCAATGGAATTGAGATGGGAAAACCTTTAACAAAAACCAATTTATCTCTCGTACATCCTATCTGTGTAAGATATGCAGACAAGATGTCGAGTAAGAGAGTCATTCATGTTACCGTAGGTAACGGCGACGATGGTTCGTCGTTACTAGGTGCAGATGAACTTGAAGATATTCTAGAATGGACGCAAAACTTTTTAAAAGCTGCGTCCATGCTAGGATATGAAATATCTGAGGAAGATACATTCTTGACAGAAGACTGGGGAGTCTACTGTGAAGAAATAATCAGAATTCCTCTCTCACGCTTTCACATAACACGTACATCGTGCCGTCTTAAAGACAATAATCTATGTCCGTACCTCGATCACCCTAAATTGGTTACGGTGATCGATGTACAGAAAGATAGAAGAGATTTCTCGAGTGATCCGAAAGGAAAGGTAACTTTGCTTGCGAATGATAGAGATTACGTCTTAAACGATAAACGTAAGAATGTATACCAGCTATTTGTCGTAGCTGGTGCCATTCAAGATGTTTGTCTTAATCTTAGAAGACAGAAAATACCGATCTATTTGCCGAAACAAATATTCGGTATTGGAAGAATTATATGGGAACCGATTCCGTGGGCAAATGCTATTTGCTCGCAGAATCAGTTCTGTATCTCGGTTACGTACCGAGTCATAAGAGAAAAGATCGGAGAACTACCTGCAGTATTAACTTTACTGAAGGGAGTTCTCAAAGGAAGACATTTCGAACAGGAATCATTCATCGAGGTAATGACCATCCCCGAAGATGACCCTGTAAAGACATTTGTAGTTATACCGGGAGATAAGAGGAAACTCTTTCCCGTCGGTGTAATACAAAAGCTTGTTGGAGAGAAAGAGCTTATATCTGAGCGAGAAGTCGCTAAGGCATATCTCTTTCGAAAGAGAATGCAGGAACTAGAACCAAATCAACCTGAAGTTGATCTGTTTGAGATCTGCAGAAAAGCAGAGATAGAGTACGAACGTCCAAGCAAGGACGAACTTATTCGCGTCTGCACTAGATTTGTAGAATTGTATAGACAATCACCATATACTCTCAACGAGGAGTATGTGGATGATATCTACGATCCATCGGTAGTAAAGTGGCTGTCTGAACGTGACCCTTTAAGGGTCAAGATAGACTGGGACTTTATTAAGGAGTTTAAGAAAGAGAAGACGTATGATACGCCATACAGACGTAATGTACGCAATCTCATGGAATGGTTTACGGATAATTGTCATAAGATACTAATGGGAGAATCTTACGACAGTCCTCCGGTCGAAATACTAGAAGACGACCCGATTATTATCAGAAATATCGGACTTGATAAATCTGATAATAATTATGTTATAGTAACAAATGATGCGAAATTATACAGACAGTGTGAAAACATGTTTGTTAATAGAGCGTTTGCAATGATTAATATGAGAAATTGGTTATTACTGGATGCCGACGAGGCTTCAGTAATAAGAACTCTCAAAGAAGTTTGGAGAAATAAGCCTGATTGGACCTTGGTCGTGGACCAAGGTAGTTATGAGGCCGAACTTATGAAGCTAGACGTCGAGGAAATAATAGTCCCCGAATTTAGCGAAGATATAGATAGGAGAAAGGTTAGAGAGAATCCAAAGGAATCTGTCTACCTACCTCCGAATAATATAACTGTGGAAAACTTTACTAAACTCGTGATGATTAGTAAAGTTAGCCGCAGAAGGCTCGGGCATTTGCACGCGAGAAGCGTGTCGCCCGAAATTTAACCGGCCCCCTCACCTTACAGATGCGGCACCTTTTGGGACGAGTCCCTCGGGGCGCATTTG